ATCCCAGGACTCTTTAATCGTATTGCTGCTGGCAACGAATCAGACATCCGGAAGCGCCTAGAAGCCAATATCCTATCTCGCAGTATGTACAAAGGTATGGTCATTGACAAAGAAGAGACAGTTACATATCTCAACCGTGCTCTCAACAATATCTCTTCAGCCACAGATCCCTTCATCAAAGACCTACAAGCTGCCACTGGTTGGCCTTCTGCCATTCTCATGGGGGAATCCCCCGGTGGCCTGGGCAAAGAGGGCCGGTTTGAAGAGCGCCTCTGGGCTTCCCTGGTGGAGAACTGGCAAGAGCTCTACTGCATGTCAGCGGTCGAGCAGATCTTCTCCTACATCTTGGCCAGCAAGGAGGGCCCCACCCGAGGCCGCCCCCCACGTAATTGGTCCGTCTCTTTCCCCTCAGCTTTTACTGAGACTAATAAAGAGAAAGCTGACATCCGCGCTGCCCAAGCTCAAATAGACAACACATATATTAATCTCGGTGTACTGAACGCCATTGAAGTACGTGAAGCCCGCTTTGGTGGCACCGACTTCAACACTGAAACCACGCTCAATGCTGCTGTAACCAAGCAGCTGAGCGCTGCTGCGGACGCCTCATTCGAGAGCCGGATGATGGGGTATCAGAACCTGCAGCTCGCCGCCCAGCAGCCCCCGGAGGATCAACCCCCGCCCCCCGAGGACGGCGCCAAGACCGACGCTTTCGACCATTACGAGGCCCACGGCCTGCGGATCCGGGTCACCCACCGGGTAGACGACCTCTGCGCGGGCTATCTGGTGGGGCCTGACGGCCAGCGCACTGATTCCAGCCAGGCGGCCCCGATGGTGGTGTTCGGCCCTCACCGCGCCCGGGCCTATAAGCTGTACCGTGCCCGCTTCGACCGCGACGGGGAGCTGATCGACGGTCCCTATGCCACCGGTTTCGCGTCCCTCCGTGCTGCCAAGCTTGGAATTTCCCGATTGTTCCGGCAGAATATCGCAGGACTCTCCGCTATCCCCGAGAGCGAAATTGAATCGCTACGTGCTGGATGGGAGGTCTACTAGCCTAAGTTTTGGATCTACTTGAGCGCTACAACAATCTGCTACGGAATGCCGAGGATGATGTAGTTGTACTATTAAATCAGGTTCTGGAGAGCTCGTTTAATCGTCTGCTTCGCCGAGCACGGGAGCATATGCGACGCGGCATGCGAGATCCAAGCCAACGGAATGTGCTGCTGTTGCAAGTGTTCCGTGAGCTGATTCCTGCTGTGCGGCCGGACATGCAGGACCAGTATGACGAGTTATTCCGGAATTTAGTTGCGGAGGCATCCAAGCTTGGGATCGTGGCAGCTGATGCGCTCACGGGTGAGCTACTACCCACTCATCCACGAGTGGATATTACAATTCCGATTGAGGCAACGATGGCTGCTGCGGCGCAGGCTAAGGGGTATTTAAGGCGTCATGGGGATGAGTTTGCCCGAACTGCTGCGGAGATTGTGGCGCAGGGGATTGCAGAAGGTCGCCCTACTGATGCGATGGTGCGTGATATGCGAGACCGTCTAGTGATTACAAGAGGGCGAGCGGAGACCATTGTACGAACCGAAAGTATGCGTGCGTATTCGGAAGCAAGTAATGCGTATTACGCTACAATAGGAATTGATCTAGTGATGTATTACGCGACAAGTGACGATCGGACTTGTCCAGTATGTCGAGACAGGGCAGGTCGTATTTATCGACGTACAGAGTTAAAGTTACCGTTACATCCACGGTGCCGGTGTGCTGTAGCGCCGTATGACCCTGAGATAGCAAGGATTGATCCTACTTATGCCGGAATGGCTGCACGTCATCGCAAGGAAGTCGCAAAGCATACGGGTGTTCCGTTGAGCGATGACCTGACAAAAGCGGTGTTTGAGTCGATGGCGCCTACTCCTGTTACAGATGTGTGACGGTTTGTGAACAGCCTGCTTGTGACCAAGCCAACCGCAACGCTAGGCGCTACTATTAGTTCATCGGAGGGGAGGCCCTCCACCACCCAACCCCAGACATGACCACCACCGCTCACCGTTCCGCCACTGGCACCCGCCGCTTTCTGCAGCTGTTCTTTGAGGAGAAGCAGCTGGCCGAGATGATCTACGAAGTGACAGCCCCGGACGGCACCGCCCACATCATCCCCACCTCTGTGGTGATTGAAGCCATCGACAACGCACCAGCCGCCGAGCAAGAGCAAATCGCCGGCATTGTGCGGAAACTGGACTTTGCAAACGGAGACTTTCACCACTTCCTGCGTCATCTGGCCACTGCATTAGCCGCTCGCTACTGACCCACCCACGGCCCGCCGGGAGCCTATCCCGGCAAGCAATCCCACCGCAGCCATGACCCACCCCTACGAAATCCACCTGCTGGCCCCTTCCGGACAACGTCGCACCCTGCACTTGCAGGCCCAGTCCCTAACCCATGCGCAGCTGTCAGCAATCGAGCTGGCAGGCCTCGGCCCTCGCGCCACGGTGCTGCAGTGCCATCGCCTGGGGGAGTGGTGAGCGACCCCACCAACGCCGAGCGCTCCCGCCGTTGGCGTGCCAGGAAAGCCGGGAAGATCCCACCAGCAGAGCGGTTGATCTGCTCAGCCTGTGGAGCAGGCCGCAGCGGACGCTATGGGGAGATCTGCCGGCGTTGCTGGGAACGGCTCACACCAGAGGGCCGTGCCGACAAGGCCGCCAGGGTTGCACGGGTCAGGGCCAAGACCAAAAGTGACGGATTGTGAACAGGCCTGATGGGAGCATGGCAACCGCAACGGCAAGCGCTACTATTAGTTCATCGGAGGGGAGGCCCTCCACCACCTAACAAAGCAAATGACCATCACCGCCCGTTCCGCTTCTGACGTTCAACTTGCTCTCATGGCCGTAGGCGTGTTCATGGTTGACATGGGTAGTACTGGCCTGGCCGTCACCGGTTACCGTTTCCAGCTTCGTTACGCCGGCGAGATTGAGCGCTTTGTAACCCTGGGCCAAGTCAAGACCTGGGCCAAGTACAACCTCGGCTAACCCCGCCGCGACCGCCCCTCACCCGAGGGGCTTTTTCATTATGTGACGGGTTGTAAACTGATCCGCCAATCCCCTACTAACCGCAACGGTACGCGCTACTATTAGTTCATCGGAGGGGAGGCCCTCCACCACCCAACACCAGACATGACCAGCAACGCCGCCCAAACCATTGCCGCCGCCGCCACTGGTGCCACCCGCCGCCCTGAGATCACCGAAGCCCTCAACTACTGCCTGACCCAGACCGGTTGCAGCAAAGATCAGGCCATCTCCATGGTCGTGCTGACCCTGACCGAAGCGGGCATTCCCCTGCGCAACGCACTGGATGCCGTTGTTGGCCCCGGCACTTATCAGTTGATCTCCGACACCTGCTGGGAGCTGTGCCACGCCGCCTGATCCCCACGGCTGTTCCCGACCCGCCCCGACCACCACCGGGGCTTTTTCATGCCCTACGCTCGCCAGGTCCGGTCGGCCCATCATCCGCAAGGGGGGCGCGGTGGTTGCTTTCGTTGGGGGCAGCCTGAAACCGTACCGAAGGCCGGGCACCCCTATCAGCTGTTACTCCTGACTACTCTGACTCGTCAAACACAAACCACTCATACAAACGGCCCATTATTGCGTTGGTGATCATCTCAGCAATAGCATCTTCTCCGGGGTCGTCTGTGTGCTTATGCGCTCTCCTATAACCCAGTAAGGTCCCTTCTTCCACACACTGCTCAATAAGAACCCTCAGTCTAGGCTTCATATTGCGGGCTCCAAGCTGATCTCTACACCTTCACGAGTGGGCCAAAGTTTGAGCCACACCCCACCTAACGACTTAGGCATCACAATACGCTCCACCGCCCAGCCAGCACCGTCTTCGAACTCTTCTTTGTAGCAACCTGTCTGCACATGCCAGCGCTGAGAAACTCTCTGTTTTCCATTTTCGTTTAGCCTATAGCATGGATGACTAACTATAGACCTCTCGTGGTTATGCCCGTTGACAATGATCGACGATTCCGGCGCCAGTGAGCTATATCTCATCCCCCCGAGCACGCCCTTACTTACAACCCCTCCCCAGGCACCATGATGGAAGAACAACGTACACCGCCGCGCACTATGTTCCCTCGTTTCGCCTGCACGGTAAAACGTGAACCATATCCACCCCTGATAGCGCATGTGTTCAACAGGGGATTTATACCGCTCCCTCATTAGCCTAACCACATTGCCCAAGGGG